AGTTGCAAAACCAAAGTCCTTGTCTTCCATACCAGGAATTTGTGTCTTAATAGCAGTAGAGTCACCGAAGTCAATACTCATGTCCTGCAATACCATCTTATGTGGGAAACTCAGCAGTTGTTGCATGTAACCACCTGCTGCCTTTCCTTCACCTAATTCTTCTTCATCTCCTTTAGAGACATATCTAACAATTTCTGCTCTAAACTTATCAGGGATGAGCAACCAGTTACCCGTCTTCTTTGGGTGCATCGATGCTCTTAATTGTTGGATAATCTCAAAGATCGTCTCCACATCACTAGCACTCTTAGGCACAAAGGTAAACTTAAAACTGTGTGAAATGAATCCAACGCCTTTGAAGAGCATCTCTTCATAAGGGTTAAACACCTTACCTTGCGTTATTTGTGAGAGGTCGTTAGAATCTAGACTAAAACCATAAGGAGATACTTCACCAACTGTAGCGTTGATTGCTTCAGCACCGAGTTTGAATCCAAGAGCAGGTTTTGCTGCTGCAGCTGCGCTAGAAAGGTTATCACCAATACCATCAAGTGATCCGCCAGATGCAACAACATTTGTTGCTGCTTTCATTATTTCACTACCAACAGCACCAAGGTTTTTACCTTCATACTTGGCAGAATACTTTTCATTCAAACCAGGTGGCAGATATAGGTAGAGACTTCTTTCTACTCCACCACCACCTTTGTTAGCACCTTTATTATTCTTAGTCTGGTGCTTATAAATATCTAATCGAAGGTAGTCAACCACTTCCGTTGGGTAGGAGGCTTTATCTCTCACAGATGCCCTGCTACTCGCTGAGGACCCCAAGGGTTTCATTCGTGGAAATACTAAATTTTTTGACATGAGTTATTCTGGCAAGTTTAGACCATCAAACAGGCATAAGTATAAAGGTGATCCCACAAATATTATTTATAGGAGTTTGTGGGAAAGAAAGTTTATGGTGTGGTGCGACAAGAATGTAAACGTATTGGAGTGGGGAAGTGAAGAAATCGTTATTCCATACATCAGTCCTGTTGACGGTCGGATTCATCGCTATTTCCCCGATTTCTACGTCAGAGCACGAACCAGGAGTGGAGGGACTACGAAGCTCATTATTGAGGTTAAACCGAAGATACAGTGTGCGCCCCCTAAACGCCCAAAGAGGCAAACTAAAAAGTACATAACTGAGGTGAAGACTTTCGGTGTCAATCAAGCAAAGTGGAAGGCAGCGAGAGAATACTGTAAAGACCGTAATATGGAATTTCTCATTCTTACAGAAAAAGAGTTAAACGTATGAGCATCTTCACCGATGTCAAAGATCTTGCAGAAGGCAAGTCACAATCAAAAGAGTGGTATCGCAGTCAACTGCAATATGGTCTAGAGCCTTATGAAGGCACCTTTGAGGTCGGTGATGTCATTTTCTTTGCATATTCTGCAGCGACTGAGAAACTGCAGTTTTACGATAGATTCCCAATGGTGAAGATATCCGACAAAGATGATCCAAACATGCAATTCTCAGGTGGCAACTTGCATTATCTACGACCATCAGCAAGAAGGACAATCGCTTCACAGTGGTCTATGGGCAGTCCCGCGTATCCTGCCCGTTGCCATCATAAATACTTTATGTCTAATGCTACCAACATCTATACTGTTAAACCGATTGACCTGCAGGATATGACTCCATTGCCTATTGAGCAATTCCTATTTAATGCAGCAGGTCGCTGGATCGAGGTCCCTAGCAGTCACATCTGGAGTCGAGTTTAATGAGTTACAGAAATCCCAATAGTTTTCTCCGATTTGCTGATCTAGTAGCAAGTGGTGAGAAGGATATTGCAAAGTCAAATCTATTTTCGGTGGAGATCACACTCCCTCCGATGATGTATGCTCAAGGTAACTATCCACAATATAGAGAGCATTATGAATCTATTAACTACTTTGCTGATAGTGTAACCCTTCCTGCCAGAAGAATTAAAACCCAGTCGGTCAAGATGATTGGACAACCATATGATTATGCATATGGTCAGCAGAAGCAAGAAGTCAGAATGTCATTCATCATGACAAAGGACATGTATCATCGTCAGTTTTTTGAGACATGGATGAATATGACTGCTAATGATGCTGAAAACAGAGTTACATTTTATGATGAGTATACTGCAGACATTCAGATCCTGAAATGGGAGAATGCTGCTAACGTGGTATATAAAGGGACCGCAGGTAATGGATTAGGGCGTCCCGTCCACTATGAGCAAAGGATGAATAGATCTACTGCTGTGTGGCAGATGTATGGTGCATTCCCGTTTGATATCTCAGCGATGACTCTCAATAATGGTCCTGCCGATCTTCTGAAGATCGATGTTGACTTCAAATATGAGAGATTCAGATTTGATACGGTTGCAGAAGACACTCTCTCCTTCAACCCTAATGCTAAAGACAAAGTTATTCGTAACTTTGATAAGATCTTTGAGAGACTTGGTTTTGCCTCGGATCAAAGAGATTCCGCCTTCTTTGGCACCTAAATAAATTTAATAGTTATGGAGTATTATGCCTTTACCCAAGCTCGCTATCCCCGAGTATGATCTGACGTTGCCTATTACTGGCACTAAAGTTACATATCGACCCTTCCTTGTTAAAGAGGAGAAACTGCTCTATCTCGCTATGGAGTCGCAAGACGACAAGCAGATGATCAAGGCAGTTAAAACTATCATCAAGAATTGCACCAACCTGAAGAGTAAGGTAGAAGATCTCGCAACCTTCGAGATTGAATTCATCTTCCTTCGTATTCGTGCTACTGCTGTTGGTGAAGCAAGTGAATTCAAGATCACTTGTCCTGATGACAATGAGACACAAGTCGAAGTGATGGTGCCCCTGAATGAGGTCCAAGTCGAAATTCCTTCTGACCATGAGAAGAAAATTCTCCTTGATCAAGAAGTGGGTGTCGTTATGAAGTATCCTTCGATTGATGTATTCATCAGTCAAAATATGACAGACAATCCTGGACTTGAAGATGTCTTTGAGTTAGCAGCAGGATGTATTGAGAGTGTATACGATAAGGAAGAAGTCTATGATACCTTCACTAAGAAGGAAGCACTAGATTTCCTTGAAGATCTGAATTCTGAGCAGTTTGCTAAGATCCAGAGATTCTTTGAGACTATGCCTAAGTTGACATACACACTTCCTGTCACAAACCCTAAGACTGGAGTTACATCTGATGTTGTGCTTGAAGGACTCGCGAGTTTTTTCGCATAGCCCTATTGCACGATAGTCTTGAAAACTACTACAAAACAAACTTTGCCTTGATGCAGCACCACAAGTATTCACTAACCGAGTTAGAGAATATGATTCCGTGGGAAAGAGATGTATATGTGAATCTTCTCCTCGCACATATTGCTGAGGAAGAAAGACGGCAAAACCAAGATCAGTCACGCATGTCCCTCTAATGGCAGCAATTCGTAGTTTCGTAAAAATTCAACCGATAACTGGTAAGTCAGGTATCGCTCAAAACATGGATCAGGTGCGTAAGAGCATCAATCGCATGGGGAGCGTAACGGATGGTATTGCCAAGAGTTTTTATGATACGACTGAGCTTCTAAAGTTTGAAAAGGAGTATCTTTCAGACACTTCTAAAGAAGAAGTCACGGATATCAAAAAGAAAGATAAGAAGGAAAAGACCAAGTGGACTGACTCCATGCGGAAATTCCGAAGATCTTTTGCAAAGAAAAAACGTGAGAGGTTAGAAGATCAGGCAGAAAAGGGCGTAGAGGAAGGAAAAGAAGAAGGTCGTAAGGCAGTCGAGAAAGAGAAACCCAAGATGGGTATGCTCGGTCGATTCCTAAATGGTCTTGCTAAGGTCTTCAAATATATGATTATATTTGGAGCACTGAATTGGTTAAGTAACCCACAGAATGCTGAGAGGGCAGTCAAGGTATTCAAGGTCTTATTTACCATAGGTAAGTTTGCTTTCAAACTTACGAAGATGGGCGTCGGGATGATTCTCGATGGTCTGACAAATGTCTTTGGTAATTATAGTGAAGAAGGCGCTATCAGACGTGGACTCCGAGGTGTACTTGGTGTCGTACAACTGATGGGTGGACTTGCTGTGCTTAGGACAGCACAGTATATGATCATGCCTTGGAAACTCCTCAAGGATGTTAATCGTCTGAGGATGATCTTCTCAGGAAATGCTGAGCAGTCTGCTGAGGCAGAAAGAAATGCACAAGTAAGAAAAGGCGGATATAGAGATAAGAAGACTGGAGTTATCTACTCCGACAAAGAATACAAATCGATGCAGAAGGCTGCCGCTAGGGCAGACCGCAAGAATCCTGGTGCCAGCAAAGCATTTGAGGAGAGATTTGGTAAGGAAGGTAGAATCTCCAAGATGCGTCGCGCTATGGGCGACAAATTCAAAGGAGTTAAGGGTAAATTTGGCGGTAAGGCAAATCAAGTATTTGGTAAGCTCGGCGGTAAGTTAAACGTCGGCATGAGCGTCGTAGGTGGCGCTGGTAGGATTGCAGCAGGTCTCGCTAGTGGTGAGAAGGCATCCTCTGCTATTGGTGCTGGTGTCGGTCAAGGTGTTGGTGGTCTGCTTGGTGGTATCGCTGGCACAGCGTTACTCGGACCTTTCCTTGGACCCTTTGCACCTATTGTTGGTAATGCACTCGGTAGTTTCCTAGGTGAGTGGGTAGGTAAAGAGTTAGGTCCACTCATGGAGCCTATCTTTGGACCTATCAAGAGATACTTTGGTATGGTCTTTGAATTCTGGAAGATGACTCTAGGACCGATCATTGATCAGGTCAAAGAGCCCTTAGGATTGATTTTCCAGCTGATTGGTAGGTTGGGTCAATTCCTAATGGATGGTGCCAAGGTCCTGATGGACTTTACTGGATTCATCCTTGGTCCTGTATTCAATGCTATTGGTGGCGTAGTCCAGTTTGTTGTCAACAACGCCAAACGTCTCATGAATCCTGCCTCTGTGGCAGGTGGTATCTTGGATGCGGTGACATTCAACCTGTTTGACTTCGACGGAGAGAATAAGAAGGCAGCAGGTGGACCTGTAGGGATGGCTGCGGGTGGACCCATGCAGTTTGGCAGCAATGCTGATCTACTTGCTGCTACAGGTGGTATCTACCTTAAATCAATCGTAGGTGGTCTTGGTGCATTTGGATTTGTTGGTAATAAGGTAAAATCTGTCCTAGCACCTGATATCCAGAAACTTGGTAATGCATTTGGTGTCAGTGTTGGCACTGGAGGTGGTAGTGCAACAGGTGGTGTAAGCACATCTGTCACCTTCCAAGCGACACAGACAGAGAAGAAGAAGGTTGAGAATTCAAAGAAACTTACATATAAAAAGAATATCTATGGTGCTATCAATGATGGGTTGAATAAACTTCTCATCAATGGCATCAAGATCTTTGATCCTCAGCAAGCAGCACAACTTGAGCAGCAGAGACAACAACCAGGCACAGGCAGTGGTCAGACTCAACAATCTGGACCATCACCATCTGGTCCTAGTGGATTTACTGGTGTTGGTGGTGCAACAGGTAGTGCGAATGAGAAGGCAGTACTTAATGCTATTGCAGATGCTGAAGGCACAAGCAAGTATCCTAATAAGGGATATAACACTCAGTATACTGGTAAGCAGTTTACAGGTGACAAACATCCTAGACAGATTCTTGGTCCATCCAGCTTAAGATCTGACGCTGCTGGTAGATATCAATTCTTATCTACCACTTGGGATAGCGTAATGGGTGATCCCATTACACCAGAAAGGCAAGACCAAGGTGCTCTAAAACTTATTAAGGGACGTGGTGTTAATATCAGCAATGGTCTCTCACTCTCGGAGATCTATAGATTAGGTGGTGAGTGGGCATCCATTGAGGGTGGTCCCAACATGGTGAAAGGTGGTGGATACGGTGGTCAAGCAAAGTATTCAGCTGAAACCTTCCTTGGGATGTATGAAAAGTATGGTGGCACTAGGGAGATGGCAGAGGGTGGACATCTTACCGACGCTGGTCTTAGAGCAAGAGAGAAGAAGGGTGCTATTAGGACAAAATTAGAAAAGGCAAAGAGAGATAAGAGAAATAAAAGTGTACCTGGTAGATCTACTGGTGGATTCACTGCACACAGGACTATTCCTGACACACCTAGCACATCTTGGGCTGCAGGTATTCCTCTGACTAGAGTGAGATCTAAGAGTGGATCTTCAGCTGAGGTTGCACTAGCTCTGGCAACTAGATTCCAAGGATTCATTGATGATCTTGAGGCAACTGGTTACAACATCAAGGAGATGGGTGGATTTAGACCTGATGGTCCTCCAGGTGGCAACGTTGATGGTAAAGGTCCACAATATGCACACCCATATGGTGCTGCTATTGATATTAACTGGACGGATAACCCTGCATTTACAAAAATCCCAGCTAACAAATGGGGAGACTTCCCATCAAATTCAGGTGATTTAGCTGCAAAATATGGATTAGGGTGGGGCGGAAACTTTGATGATGCTATGCACTTCTCTGCTATGAAGAGAGAGTATGGCACAGGTATCGGAGGACAAGAAATTACTGGTGAGGTTGTACGTAATGCAACAGGTGCCGAAGCAGTGGTTAGCAGCACAGGCGGGTCTCAACCTAGCACTTCACCTTCAGGAAGCACTAATAACAAGCAAAGTGCTGTACAAGAATCTAAACCTGAGAAACCCAAGACTGTTGAAGAGATGCTGGAAGCATTCAAGACAGGTATCAGGAATGCATTAGGAAAGCTCGGCGCAAATGTAAAAGCTAACGCACCAGCTAGCACTGCTACACAGGATGCTGGTGTAGATACAGCAGAGAAAGTCACATCCACACCTTCTATTGATGCAGCAGACATTACGGCAGTTGGATCTATTCGAGATAATGCACTCCAGAAGTTAAAAGCAATCAAGGAGAAGGCAGAGCGTGATGAGACGGGAGACATCATACCTATTGTGCAAGAGCGTCTAGTCATACAAAAGGTCACACAGCAGATAAATACATCAGGTAGCACTAAAGCTGTGTATACCAAACCTTCGCCTCTTCTCAGTCAGTAATAGATGGCAAACAAAGCACCAGCAATTAAGGTCCAGAAGGCAAAACTTTATAAGATGATTTCTTATAGGGGGACTTCTGGTGGCAAGAAGTTTACTGCCCTGAGTGCTGCTGATGAGATGGGCAAGATTGCCAAGGAGCAGGATAAAGCATTTAAGACTATCACCTCAGGTATGAATTCCTTGGGTGCATCGATGAATGGCATTGCTATTCAAGTAGAGAAAATGACCCAAGCGATGAAAGATCGCGTCTCTAGTAAGATTCGTGGTGATGCCATCGTTAAGAAGCAAGAGGATGCTAAAGAGAAGCAAGAGGCAGATAGAGAGAAAAAGAAAACTGCCGCAGAGAAACTAAGAGAAGCAAAGAAAAAGAGAGCTGACGACGAGGAGAATAGCGAGAAGAAAAAGAAGAAGGTCCAAGGTGAAAAGATGAAAGAATTCAAGGAGGCAGCGAAATCTGCTTTCGGTGGATTCTTTGGTGCTATTGCTAGATTCCTTGGTGGTATCTTTAAGATCTTTATTGCATTTGCTGCACTAGACTGGATCTCTAAGAATCCAGAGAAAGTCCAGAAACTTGTAGAAGGACTTGCTGCTATTGGTAAGTTTGTCTGGAATATAACGTCATTCCTAGTGGGATCAGCGTTTGATGGACTGGTCAAATTTATGGAGAATCCCATATCCCTGAAGGGATTGTTGGGATTTGGACAGTTTCTACTGTCTGCTGCTCCTATATTCTTGGGGATTGCATTCCTTAAGAATCCACTAGCAACAGCGAAGACTGTCGGATGGGTTGTTAGTAGTCTTGTCAAGGGTATCCTTAACATTGGCGGGGCAATTAAAGCTGGTGGTAAGCTAAAGAAATTCTTTTCGTCTAAGTTTGGTAAGGTTGCCATTGCTGGGACCGTTGGTGTTAGTGCATATCTTGGAGCGAGAGCTGCTGGTGACAGTCAGGCAGAAGCAATCGGTGCTGGTGTAGGTACTGGTGGCGGTGCTCTAGTTGGTGAGGCAATCGGTAACAAGCTTGGTGGTCCCCTTGGTGGGATGATCGGTGGTGTTGCTGGTGGATTTGTTGGTGGTAAGGTAGGTAAAGCAGTTGGTGGATTCCTAGAGCCAATCTTTGGACCTATTCAGAAATTCTTCGGCATGGTTGGAGAGGTCTTCAACAGTGTGATGGCACCTATTAAAGAGTCCTTAGGTGGATTCTTTGAAGCACTGGGTGCTGCGATGACTGGTATACTTGACTTCGTTGAGCCACATCTACCCCTAATCAGTAAGATTCTGGGTATTGGCATTCAGGTCATGTTTGCACCATTCTTCTTAGGATTGAAGGCACTGACAGCAGTGCTAAAATTCTTTGCACCTAAGACAGATGAGGTAGATAAAGAGAAGAGTAAGTCAGGTAAGGCAAGAGGCGGTCACTTCCAGACTGCTAAGATGGTTAAGCCCAAGATGGCATCTGGCGGGACATTTAACCTGCAAGATGAGATGGCGAAGCAACTTCGCCGCACAATGAAGTTGGGTAAGGCATTTGCTCAGCTCATGCAACTCCCATTCAAAGCATTGGGCGTTGGTATCATGACTGCCATCGGTGGTATTGGTAAAGTATTTGGTGCATTCCTCCCAGCACCTATCAGAAATATGCTGGGGTCGATGATTGCACCCCTCGCTAAGATCTTTGGCGTGCCAATGTCTGCCATTGGTGGAAGTGCTGCCTCTAACGAGGAGATGAAGGGTGAGGATAAAGGAAAGGCAGACCCGAAGACTGACGCACTGACTTGGGAAGAGAAACTCTTAGAAGCAATCGCTGGTGACAATGGCACCATTGCACTGTTTGGTAAACTATTCAAAGCAATCGTAGAGCATCCTATCTTTAAGGGTGTGAAGGCAGTTGCTAAGGGTCTCCTAGGTGCTGTTGGTAGTTTCTTTGGATTCTCTGAGGGTGGTTATGTGCCTGGCAGGGCAATGGGTGGATGGATCTCTGGTCCTCAGTCTGGTTATCCTGTGTCACTGGATGGTGGTGCTACCACTGCATTTATTGGTCATGGCACTGAGTGGGTTGGTATGAAGGGATTCGCAGGCGGTGGTGCATTCGTTGTGCCATTTGACACACCTGCAACTAGACAGAATCCTGGTCTCACATCACAAAGAATGGGTGAGGCAATGCGTGGTGGTTATACCATGCCTTTCGCTAAGGGTGGATTCCTCCCTATGTTTAGTGCTGGTGGTAAGTTTGATCCTAAGGCATACGCTAAAGATTCATTCAAGGCAAGTAGAGTTGTCCTGAATGATAAGTCATACTATGTGACTTATGGTTATGAAGGTGATCCTTCTGATGCAAAGATCAGCATCAAGAGCATGTCCAAGAGGACAAAAGCAGGATTTATGGGTATGGGTGAGCAGAGAATTGGTATTGAGCCTGGTACCGATGAATTTAATGCAGTCATGAATTCTCCTGGTCTTAAGACTGACATTGCTAATAGGCACAAGAGTAAGGGCGATTCTAGAGGTAGGAATCACAACCCCTCTAACATCACTGAGATAAAGATTCATCCTAAAGCGATGAAGTTTTATGAATATAATAAGAGTTATCATGCCAATAAAGACGCTGGCATGTCTAATAAAGAAGCAGCTGAGGCATCTGCTGAAGAGCATGGCACAGTAACTGAAGCAGATCGTAAGGCAGCGAGAGAGGCAGAGAAGGAAAAGAAAAAGAAAAAGGGCGATGAGCCTAAAACTGAGTCTGCACAAGAGAGACTTGATAGACTCTTTGGTGAAGACGGTGTGCTGGCAAAAGGTCTGGGAGAGATGGGTAAAACTGTCCCAGCAGCCACTGAAACAACCAACACCTCTGGCACTAAGGTAGAAAATGCTCAGCAGAATAAGACTGAAAGTAAGCTAGATAAACTGAAAGCATTGACTGCAGAGCGTGATGCAGCAATGCAACCTATCGTCCAAGAAAGTAATGCAGCACCTATCATGGGTGGTGGAGAGAGTGAAATTATTATTCCAGGCAAAGATAAGAATGACGCTGATGAATTCCTAAACGCTAAGTTTGGGTTACTCAACGAATTCAATTCAACATATAGCAACTTCATGTAATGGCAGATCAGAAGTCTAGAGAATTTCAGTGTAAGAAGATCACCATCACAACTCTTAATGATAATGAGTTTGATGTGAAAGATCTGGTGGCAGAATTTAGGTATCTAGAGTCTATTGAAGCAGCATTTGTACGTTGTGAGATGGTATTTGTTGACTCTATTGACTTTAACCTGAATCTACAAGGTGCTGAAAAGGTAGAGATTAACCTTGAGACTCTGGCAGCAGATGGTAAGGGTGATCTGAAACTAGAGTTGAAGGTTTATAAGATTGGTGACATCATCAAGTCTGAGAGAGGGCAGATGTATAAGGTCTACTGTTGTAGTCCTGAGATGTATAATAATGAATTGAATAAAGTCTTCAAAGCATTTGGTCCTATCGAAGAAGGTGGATCTAAAGATGTTGAGAATATCCCCAGACATGTAGTCAAGAAATATCTTAAGGCACCTAATAAGCGTGTCAAGGAAGAAAACTTTGAGAATCATTCCAGAGTCATCGTGGTGTCTCCTAACTGGAGACCCGTGGATCTCATCTCATATATTTCAGATAAGGTTACTAGGATAACAACTGGTAAGGGTAAGGCAAAGCAATCTGGATTCTTATTCTATGAAAATCAGCGAGGATTTAATTTTAAGTCCATTGACATGCTTTGTGAGCAAGGGTTTGAGTTCCAGTATAGATATCAACAGCAGGGTCAATTAGATGAAGACGATCCTGGTTATTACAACATCGAATCGATTCAGTATCCTGATAAGGCGAATCACCTCAGACACATGAGGATGGGCACATATAAGACGATCACCACTGGTATATGTGTGCCTATTCCAACGATGAATAACCTCACACAATCTGGAGGTAGTAATGACAAGAAAAAGTCTCCCTCAGGGACGGTATATCCTGCGAGAGAGACGGCGTTTGATTCTATCTTCGGTAGAGCGTCCACTCTAGAAAAACAACCTCCATTTAATATGCCTGAGGAAGTTTCTGGAGAAGGGGCATCGCCTACCAGACAGAAGATGCGAGTCATTCCAGCACTTGCACACCAACAGGGTGATGAAAAGACAGGGACTCCAAAAGGAGATCCTGACAATGGTACGCAAGCATTTGACACTCTAGCAGTTGCAGAATATGCCGCCGCTAGGTATAATTTAATGAAGGCTATTCAGCTAACTATTACTGTACCTGGAAACACTGCACTCTGTGCAGGAGACGTAATCAAACTGATTATTCCTGGATCTCAGGAAGAAGGTAAGAGAGTCGAAAGAGATAAGAAATTCAGTGGGAAATATCTTATTGCTGCCCACACTTTTTCTTACAATTCCAAAGGTTGTACATCTGAATTCCTTTTAATTAGAGATTCCATCCCAAAAGCAAAGTAACATGGAAAACATCGAATCACACATCAAGAAGGACAAAGAAATTCTTGATAATCCTAACACAAATCCTCAGATGCGTCGTCACATCGAAGGCGAATTGCATGATCTAGAGGAATATGTCGAGCATCACAAGAAAGAGATTGAGGCAGGAGATCATCACGATCCTACATATCTCGAGCTCTACTGCGATCAAAACCCTTCAGAGCCTGAGTGTCTAGTCTACGAGGATTGACAAACCTCGCATAAATTATTATAATAACCATGTAAGGGTTGAGATGAATAACTTTGAAGAGCTCTTATATGGGCATTATCGTAATAGGTTGCAGGCGCAGTCAAATCCAGCACAGTGGCCACAGATAGATATCAGGATTTGGAGGACACAATCAGGTGTCTTTGAATCCAAATCCTGGTACAAATATCAAGGAGAGAAGTCTCCTTATAACTGGTTGAGGTATAAGATTACTGATATTACCGAAACCACTGTCAAGACAGATATTTTTAATATTCTTAAACAAGAGGATAGTTGTCCTTTTGTATGGACTTGGGACGGTAGATGGTGGACAGGTGTCCCTGATGACTGGTGTCAAGTCGGAAAGTATTTGGTTAAATCCCGTATCAGATTTGATGGACTGGACTATAGGTCTATGGATCAGGGTTGGGATACAGAAACAGATCAACAAGCGTGGGGTAAACCTGAAGAAGAAGGTGAGTTTCTCTTCACCTTGCTTGATAAATAATCACACGGAATTATTATTCAAATGAGAGAGCGTACTGACTACTTAGGTAGAGACGGATACACCTGGTGGATCGGGGAAGTTGAGAATATCAAAGACCCCTCCAAACTGGGTCGGGTCCAAGTGCGTATTCTCGGTTGGTATACTGGTCATAAAGCAAAACAAGCATACACCAAGGAAATGCCTACTAAGGTATTGCCATGGGCACAGGTATTGCTGCCATGTGATAAGGCACAGACAGGATCTACAGGATCAACCTCCGAGTTGCAACCTGGCGCATGGGTCATGGGATTCTTCCTTGACGGTGATGAGGCACAGTTGCCTATTGTCATGGGTGCATTCCGTGGTTTCCAGACAAAAGAAGATCCGTCAAAGAAAACAACTGCTGCTGATGGCACAGTTGCAGAGGAGAAAGCGACGAATACTCCTCAGAAAAAAGATTTGGCAGGGAATGAGAGGAATGACGGTCACCCCTTCCCTAAGAGACAAGCAACTACACCTCCAGATCCCGCTGGTAGCGGTATGGAAGAGTCTCGTGGTGCTATCTCCACTGCTGAAGAAACTCTACCTGGCAATGCTGTTACTAACCCAGCAAAACCTCCAGTCCAAGCACAGTCTATTGCAGACGGTGTTGCTGGTGCAGGTGGCGAAGGATTTAAGATTGACCTAGAGCGTCAGCTCACTGAGCTCGGCAACATGGCAGCGACCCTTGGATCTGGTCCTGGTGGATTCATCTCTCTTGCAACTGGTAAGAAGATTGCAGGTGATAAGGTGATGGAGCACATGGGTAAGATCATGAATTTCCTCGCTGGTGGTATTGCTGGTATTCTGGCACCATTGAAGGAAATGCTTGCCAAACTCATTGCTGAGGTGGTGGGTGCTATTGTTAAAATTATCTCTAGTTTCGTGCCTCTGGTTGTGATCAACACAATCATGATGTTTCTTGAGATGATCTTTGATATCTTCTGTATGAAGAAACCGATGTGGTTGGGGCTAGTGCAAGCCGCAATATCGGATGTCTCTGCGTTCGCTAATAATATAGCGACGCAGATTGTAGATAAGATTGCTGATAAACTTAAGGGTGTTGATGCTGCTGTTAAGGGTGTTACTAACCGCGTCCTTAGTGGTATCACCAATACAATGAATCGCGTCAAAGATATCGCTGGTGATGTGATTGCTGCTGTTGATATGGCAAAAGGTATCGCTGGTGCAGCAAGAAGTCTTGGTAAGACTGTGCAGATGATCTTTGAGTTTGACTTCACCAGTCTTGATTGGGCAGGTTTGATCAAACTTCTGTTTGCTCTCTTGCAGATGTTCTTCAAGAAAGATTGCGGGAGGAAAATTAAACGACCGAAGTCTAAACGGTGGTATCCGTTGATCGGGACCACTGAGTGTGATAACGTCCATGAAGCAATCGTTGGCACACCATTTGCAGACTATCAGGGTGGTATCTCTGGTAATAAGGGTGGTAGTTTCATCGATAAGATGTTTACTGCTATTGATACAGATCTCATGGAGGTGGTTACTCATCTCAATGGTGCTAAAGATATCAATGATGCAACGCCAGGCGTTGAGAAGCAGATTAAACAGGGTCCTGGCGGTGTCTCTACATTCCAAGATGCCCATGGTAACGAGCATAAGAATGTCCCTAACAATGAGACTAAGATCATTGCTAAGGACAAGTGTGAGACCATTAAAGGTAACTATGTGCTGACTGTTGAAGGTGACTTCTATCTGAAGGTCATGGGTAACTATCACGAAGAAGTGACAGGTGCTAAGAATGACAACGCTTCTCAAGGTCCACAGGCAAAGTCTGAGGGTAAGACCAAGAATCCTGACAAGGATGATGCTAAGACAGATCTAGATGCTCAGAGTCAGAAGGTTGTTGATAGGACTGAGAATAAGAAAACTAAGATTGCTAAAGAAGGCACAGATGTGACTGCAAGTCTTAATGTTGGTGGTGCTGATAAGTCTTCCACTAAGAAGAAAGACAAGAAGCAGGACATGATTAACATGGTCCACATCAAACAGACTGAGCGTGACCAATACTTTAAGGCATTGCCTGGTGGTCATTTCTATCCTGTTGATGAGATTCCATATCATCCTGAAGCAGACCATCACGGTAGAGTGCCTTGGGGTAGTCAACTATCAGGTAAGTTGGAAGACAAGAAGGAGCAGAAGTCTGGATCTCGTAAAGAAGGTGATCATGAGATTGCATACACTGGTGACGTTAGTATTCAGGGTGCAAAGGTTAAGATCACTGGTATCAACTCGATTGCATTTAACTCTCAGACTATCAAGACTGAAGCAAATACGATTGAAAACGTTGCCTCTGGTGAGATCACTAACGAAGCAAACTGGATCTCCTCTTTCCTCAACAGTGGTAGATTTGAGATCGTTGCAGTATTCAATCCACTGAAAGCACTGTCTGGTCAATTCACCTTTGTTTGTGGTGCTATCGTTGATATCACTACTGACCTACCTATTCCTGGTCTCGCACCACCTACACAGACTAGAATCTGTCTGGGTACATCGATGCCTGCCTCAATGAATGATATCCTTATGGGATCAGCAGCAGGTGTCCACTCAACCTTCATCGCATCTCCTACTGGTGTGATTGCTGAGTTTGTGCCTACGGGTGCCCTGTTGAATCAGGTTGCAACTGGTCTGATCCACACTGGTGTCGGCACTGGTTACATGGCAACTGGTTGCGGTCTCGGACCTCATCAGGTCTATGGCTTGCCATTGCTGCTGAATTGATGTATGATACGGGGGTCTACATCATGATCCCCAATGACGGAATCCACCTACCTTGAGCATATCTGGGTTAACATCACTCAACGCACAGTCAAAATCCTTGACAACGAAGGAGTTGACGAAGTAATCACATGGAAGTTTGATGAAGAGGGTGCTGAGGGATTCCATGAGACAATCGTTGAATTCAACAAAAACATTCCTGAAGATTTAATTACATACCTCGCATGAATAGTATTATTACGCTATCCTGTCAAGAAGTCCAAGACAACTTTGAATTCGTATTTTCTCTAGTGGAGAGAGGTCACACCATCAAAATTATCCATCCTAATGGAGTTTGTATGATGACGCCTCTGGTCACAAAAGACAAAGGATCTGAGATAAATATCCCAGACCCTGAAGAATTTGTGCCTGATCCCGCTGGGGTAAGTGCATACGTTGCAGAGTCTCTGGGAGAAATGACGCAAAACTTCTAACATGAATAAGATTCGGATCACTAACTCGTTTCACAATCTTAAAGACGTAGGTATAGTCCAGATGTATTTCATCCAAGGCATACCCTTTACATTTGAAGAGTTACCTGCTCCGATGAAGGAAATGGAAGAAGTAAAACTTGACGCAGATACAGCACGAGAATATACTATGGATGATCTCTACAGAGCATCTGATTATCTCGTAATGGAAGGGTGTCATCCTATCTTATTTGATCTCAGTGATTGGATTGAAAATTATGAGGAAGTCCCTGAGTGAGTATGAGTTTAATGGTAGACCAGTAACAGCAATAAACCTCCTCTTGCTTATTAGCGAGATGGAGGGCACCTATCAACACCTCAAATACATGGGGTTTGAAGAGGATATGAAAACTATTGACACAATGAAGAAAAGATACTATAGTCTTTACTTCAAGAAGAAGAAAGAAGAAAAGTCGCCTCCGTAGCTCAGTGGTAGAGCAGGGCTTTTGTAAAGCTCAGGTCGCAGGTTCAAATCCTGTCAGGGGCTTTGTCGCTACTATGACATGCCTAAAAAACAAATGATCGACAAGAATGGTAACACATGGGAGTGGGAAGAAACTCCCGAAGTTGTTAAAGCAGTGAAAAAACTTCATGAATCGAGCAACGCTGTCAAAAAGAAAAGTTGATGTAGATAACATCACTTGGATTGATGTATTTGACAAGTTAGAATACGACAGACTTCAAAAAACTTTTACGGTGATTTCACCGAAAGTGAAATCTGAAGAAATTCTTAACGAGACAGATAGTATCATGTTGCACAAAGGTGCAATGCATACTATTATATGTGAGGGTGAGTATGTCCCATTTCAAATGAGATCACTCTTTGACTACATGTGGTCAAGATATGGTATGAGAGAGTTTCATCAATACATTTCCTTCAGTGCTGAATCCAGCACATTTGGTAGGCACAATGATAACGTAGATGTAATGATTGTGCCAATTATAGGAAAAATAGGTTATCGTGTAGATGGACTCGGTGAAGTTGATATGGAGCCAGGAGACGTATTATACATACCTAAGTATGTGTATCACGAGCCTGTAGTTTACGGACCCCGAGCTACACTAAGTTTTTCTTAAATTATGGAAGGTATGTACGACACCATCTTATGTCATTATGACATTGGCGCAGGTTTCTGGAAAAGATCACTGCAAACAAAAGATCTTGATGGATGGTTGAATACATTCTTTTTAGACCCAGTTGGTCATCTGTGGGAGATTGATTATAGTGACACTCAGGATTTCTCTGAATCGGATCCTAGAGGTTATGTGGCAAATGGTATGCATGGTAGGGTAAGACCATACTATGCTACAAAAGAGATAGAAGTATATCCAACTAAATGGGACGCACTCTATGCACCGTTTCCTAGGATGACTTTAGTTTTTAGACAAGGTATTTTGATTAGGGTAGGCACGCCAGGACAGGTTAGGTTATGAGATTGCGTAATGCTATTTTAGCGGGTTTGATGTTTGGTTTGGCACATGGAGGTGTGCAGGCAGGAGAGGATAAGATTACTAAAGGATATAACTCCATGGATGCCATGGGTTGTATGTTACTGAGAGAATGTAAGAAAGATGTAGATGAGGTGTTTTCTCTCCTAGATATTTCTAGTCAGTACGAAAATCCAGAAAGATTCACGTTTGCGGCACAAGAGTTTAATCGACTTTTGATGACACTTAACCAGATCGGTGTAAAGGTGTTTCTTGCGGATGAGCGTTATTTTCCTATTGGACACCGTGGGGTATATCATACTGTTAGTAATAACTTCTATCTTAATAGGAGACATATGCATGATCCTGCTGTCCTGATGCAACTTATGCGTCATGAAGGATGGCACGCTGCTCAAGACTGCATGGCAGGCACTATTGAGAATAGTATGATTGCTATTATCAAGAATGAAGAAGATGTGCCTATGATCTGGAAAGTCATGGCAGAGCGCACTTATCCCGCACACTCTGTGCCGTGGGAAGCGGAAGCACAATGGGCAGGACGCACTGAGGGTATGACTCAGGCAGCACTAGAAGCATGTGCAACTGGCAAAATGTGGGAAATTTACCCTCCAACTCCAATGACTAATGAATGGTTAGTGGAGAATGGTTATAAATAAAACTGTAGCAAATCGTGTTGAGATTTCGTGGCAACTAAACGTATATCCCAATTAGATACGATTGCAGACGCACTCGTTACTGGCGAGGCAATTCTGCCCATCGTTATCTCTGACCCTTTGATTCCTAACCGTAAGGCAAAGATCAATCAACTATTCCGTGGTGTGAGTGCAGGAAGTGCCTCAGCGCCTGGATTGGCTTTTGATTTGGATCGAGACAGTGGGATCTATCAGTCTGCCATCAATGAGATCGGTATTGCATTTGGATCTGCATCTCTCTATAACACTAGAAGAGAAAATACTGATGGATCATCTACTCTAGTCATTCGTGCTGTTGACAGTGCATCTGCAACTTCCAGCATGGAGATGACACCACAGGGTAGTGGTTTCTTCACAGTTAATGGTCCTATTATCCAGACCGACGCACAATTCTTCTTGCAAGGTGATCAAAACCCTGCAAAGAGAGTGCAATTCAACGTTGATACAATCTCTACACAGTCTGGCACACGTCGCTTTGATCTACCTAATGTAGGTACAAACACTAGCACAACTATTGTTGCTAATGACACATTCCAGACTATCACGAATAAGACGATCATCATCAAGGATGCTGAGCTCCAGATTACTGGATCTACTGCAACTGACAAGATCGCAAAGTTTGAGTGTGATGCTTGGGAAAGTCCTGGTCAACACACTTATAAACTGCCTGACTTTGGTGCTGCTAACACTCAGTCTACTCTTATTGATGACATCTCTGAGCAGAATATCTTCAATAAGAATATGGTCAACCCCACATTCTCCAACACGCCTTCAACAGACGAGGAGAATGATCCTACAAGGTATGTGATCTTTGATTCTTCATTGCTGACCAATAACCGCACGGTTACTTTCCCTGACATGAATGTCAAGGTGGTTGGTGAAGCATCTTCTCAAACACTTACTAACAAGATTTACAAAGGCGCAATTTTTGCTGATGTTGGTGATGACACCAGAAAGATCCAGTTGGATCTCAGCAACATTGAGGACAACCAAACTTATACGTTTAGTTTCCCTGATGATGACCCATCAGCACCTTTGAATAACGGTCTATCATCGAATATGTTGGTTGCAGAGAGAAAAACACAGACTCTCTACAATAAGACGTTGGAATTGACGAAGATAAATAATCCCAACGACGTTAACGGCATCATGACGATTGATGCCAGCAACTTGACTGGTGCTCGCACCATTCAATTCCCCGACGCTGATGCAACTTTGCTCTCCACTAATAACATTAGTGAGGTGGCAATTACTTTCGGTGGCGCACTCTCCGCTCCTGTGTTGGGTGGACAATTAAGACTACAATCATTTTTCCAAGCAGGTTGGTAATTAACAAATGACAGCAGGAAGACTCGCAGCTAAAAAACCAGGAGCGACCACTAATACGGTCCTCTATCGTTGTCCTACTACTGTAACTGGCAGCACAGTTGTTAATGTGTGCAACCAGTCTGGTAGCGGTGCATCTTATCGGATGGCACTGAGAGACTATGATCAGGTGCTGCACCTAGATGGACCTGAATCCGAAAACGGCGGATCGGCATCTACTTATAAGTTTGCTAAAGGCAATCCTATTACAGCATATAAGATTCAGGTGAATCCAGGTTTCACCTTCTCAGATGCTATTCCAGGCACGGAGTTTACTACTACCAACGCCTCTACCGCTAAAATCCTTGACATCTACAAGGCAACTGGCACGGTAACCTATTACACTAAGGTGTTGCCAATCTCTAGCACACAGTATACTGCTGACTCTCTTGCAGGCACCTTTTTAGGTGGTGAGACTGTCACTGGTGGTGGATCTGGTTATACTGCTGTTTACCGTGGTGGTGATAATACTGGAGCATTCCTAGAGTTTACTTCTTACGGCACTGGTGTCACAACCATGGCATTCTCCCGCACGACGGGTCTTGCTGATGGCATGTATGTAACCCTTGGTGCTTCTGACTCAACTGATGCTGAAGTTGTTACTATCAATGCGTCTGGTATTAACGACGTGTTGGATCAGGTGACAGTTACTCGTGCTCAGTTGGGCACAACTGCTCGCACAATCCCTGCTGGTTTGTCATCTAACGCATGGTCTGCATCTGCTACAGTTACTACTATTAACGAAGGTGCTACTTATACTGCTGGTGATACTGCACTGACTGTTACTGACTCCACTGGTTTCGTTTCTGGTGGTGTTGTCCTGATTGATAACGAGCTTTGCACGATTGATCAGGTTAATGGTAACGATCTTACTCTGGTACGTGGACGTTATGGCACTGGTGACGTTGACCACAATGATGGTGTTAACGTTACTTTGCTGACTGATAACGGCACATATCTTGTTAACTACTTCCAAGAAGGTGAGACAATCACTGGTGGCACATCTAACGCTTCTGCTGGTCTCAGTTTCTTGACAAACCAAGATGCAGTTATTGCAAACAAGTATGTCACAACTCTGACTCAGGGTGGCACTGATCATATTTTCCAAAACCAAGTTTCTCTCAATATCGACCTTACATATAAGTTTGATTTGAGTGATGCATCATGTAATAACTATCCGTTGAAATTCTCCAGTGATGCTACTGAAGGTACAAACGAGAGTCCTACACCTGGTACTGAGTATACTCAGGGCGTAAGTAAAGTTGGCACAGCGGGCACATCTGGTGCATATACATCAATTACTATTGATGAAAACACTGCAATTTCTGTGTTTGCATATGCAGATGGCACACCTGCTGGTAGCACAACTGGTGTTGGTTTCGGTGTTAGTATCCAGACTAACCCAAGTTATGAAGAGATTTACATCTACGATGTTGGTGGTGAGCCTCTGGTTGCAGGTGACTCTTTCACTGTTAACAACGTGACTCAAACTGTCCAACAGGGTGGAGTTACTGCTGGTCCTTACGGTTATGTGATGGATTGGGATCCTGCAAAGGCACACCTTAAGGTTGCTTTGGGTGAAGGATCTACTGTATTTGCAGATAATACGGAATTCTATGATTCCCCTACGCTGAATAATGGCGTCCGCATCATGACCAAGGCAGTGACTGGTAAGATTCTTTCCATCGATAGCATTGGTGCTGCTGATGCATCTCGCTCTGCTGGCACATATGCAAACCTGACTGCTGATGCTACTGGTGCATCTGGTGCTATTGCTAAGGCAAGATTCACTGTAGTAGTTGATGGCTCTGGTGCTGCAACTATTACTATCGTTGATGGTGGTGAAGATTTCGCTGCTGCTGAGACTATTCAGATCAATGATGCACAACTAGGTAACGGTGGTGGTGCTGCACTAACATTCAACGCCGCAACTGTCTCGACTGCTGAGCAAACAGGTCAGACAGGTCTCTACAACGCAGAAGATTATCTCTATTACGATAATGCTGTTGCTGCAAATGATACTGAGAAAAACTCTGGTATTGTTGTGGGTCCTGGTCAAAACTTGCTCGTTTACTCCTCTGCTGGAGATTTGAGTTACGTTGTTAATGGATTTGAGTCTCCTTCGGGTGACCTTCCTGTTGTCAACATGACTAAGGTCACAAGTGAGGAAGGTGGCGGTGGCGCTGCTCCCTAATCGCCCATAAATACTACCGAAGAAGGATTCCTGAAGAATGGCACTTACTCGTCTTAAGAATATCATCACGTCGAGGACGGGGCGTATTATCTACGTCAACCCCGACGATTTTGATGCATCGGATGCATTTGACAACCGAGGTAACTCGGCACTGCGCCCATTTAAGACTCTCCAACGTGCCTTCCTTGAGGTGGCACGTTTCTCATATCGTGTTGGTCTGAGTAATGACGAATTTGACGCATTCTCGATCTATCTGTATCCATCAGAATACGTTATTGATAACCGTCCTGGTTTAGCAGATTATAACCAAATCCAACCGTTTAATGAAAACACCAACTTTGATTTAACGTCAGCAAGTAATGAGCTTTATAAATTTAATTCAACTCGTGGTGGTGTTATTGTCCCTCGTGGTTGCTCTGTTGTTGGTTCGGACTTACGTCGAACCAAAATCATTCCGAAATATGTCCCTTATCCCACAGTACAGGGTAGTCTCGGTATTACTGCTGCTAATGAACCTCTTCCTTCTGCGATCTTTAGGGTAACAGGTGGTTGCTATTTCTGGCAGGCATCATTCTTTGATGGTGATAACACTGGTGTATATTATAGAGATGACTTAAGTCAGATTGCACCTAACTTCTCTCACCATAAACTGACTTGTTTTGAGTATGCTAACGTAACAGATCTGGAGCTTTACTACCAGAAGATCTCTAAAGGTTACGCTGTTATTCCTGACACCTCTGGTCTCGTATCTCAGGACCAGTTGCAACCAAGAGTTGAGGAAAACAGAATCGTTGGTCCTATTTCCGACGAATTCGCAGTCTCACAAATTATTAGAAATGGACAAACTGCGACAGCATTTACTGTCGATGAGCTCGGCAACCCGAAAAACCATGGATTCTCCGTGGGTGTCGCTGTTAATATATCTGGGGTTACAGGTCCTACTGATCAAGACGCTCTCCTCTATAATGGATCATTCTTGGTAACATCTGCACAGGGTAACCAGTTTACCTATCAGATGTCTGCTGAGCCCTCTGGTAATGCTTTGGGTAGTAATGTTCTTGTGAAGGTTGAGATCGACACGGTTGACTCTGCCTCACCATATGTGTTTAACATGTCACTGAGATCAGTGTGGGGTATCAACGGTATGCACGCCGATGGTGCTGAAGCAACTGGTTTCAAATCGATGGTGGTTGCACAGTTTACGGGTATCTCTCTACAGAAAGATGACCGTGCATTTGTGCTCTATAATCCTAATACTGGTAACTATGAAGCACAAGCGGCAGGATCTGGCGCACACATTAACGGTCTATGTAAATACCGTAAAGGATGGCGTCACGTCCATATTCACGCATCCAATGATGCTTTCATTCAGGTTGTGTCTGTGTTCGCTGTGGGATTTGGTGATCATTTCTTCTCTGAGTCTGGCGGTGACCTTTCTATTACCAACAGTAATAGTAACTTCGGAAATACCTCTCTTAGATCTAAAGGGTTTAAGGCAGCATCATTTACAAAGGATAAGGCGGGACAGATTACGCATGTTATCCCACCCAAGTCGCTCTCAGATGTTGATGAAATCTCAATCAACTGGGTCACGATTGATATTACAAAGACCCGATCTGTAGCAGACCCAACAAAACTATTTTTATACGGTTACACTACTGAAACTGGAAGACCACCTAGTAAGGTCCAAGGTTATACAGTTGGTGCAAGAAGAGATGATGTTAATACTCCTGACAGAATATATGTGCTCTTGCTTGCATCTGGCGCGTCTGAACCTACTGCACACTATGCAGACATCAATCCCTCTGGTAAGTCAGTAACTGGCACCCGTGCTGGTGATGATGATTCACCACTCAAGTGGGATAGTAGCAACAATCAATGGTATCTCCAAGTTGATGGTAATGGAGCACAAAATACCATTTACACTACGCTACAAGCAAACTCTATCTATCAGAATCTGGGCTTTACACCTACAACTTACATTCGTAGGGTGCCTGATGCTCGTAACTTGGTTGACAGAGTATATCGTTATCGCTATGTGCTGGACAAAGATGCATTCCCAGTGCCTAGAGAGCCCATCACTGGTTTTGTTATTCAGCCCAGATCCAGTGAAACAAACTCACCATCATATAGTAAGACCTACTACATCTATGCTACTGAGACATATCAGACATTTGAAAGAGGTGTAACTGATGGTATCTACTATCTGACACTGTTGAATGCTTCGGTGTCACCATCTACCTCTAACTTTAACGACTTCTTCTTCTCACAGCAGACAGTTGATCTTTATCCTGCATTCGACAGAGATAACCCTGTCGCTGACCCTGCAGCATCTGTATCTGTTGCTGATAACGAGACTTTGGGTCTTGTTAGGACAACTGATGGTGCATCTCCTGTGCCTAATGAAGATACAGAGAGATCTATTACTAAGGAGACATCACAATTCTATCTCCTTGAGAGTGAGAATAACCTAGGTTATAACACCACATCTAACGTGCTGAATGGTATTTCTGTTACTGCACGATTGGGTGAGGCAGAAGATCGTAAGATCCCACTGAAACTCAACGCTGACAATAGTGTCCAACCTATTCTCTGTGAGTTGAGAAGATACTCAATTCTTAGAGCATCAGGTCATACGTTTGAGTATCTTGGTTTCGGTCCAGGTAACTATTCAACTGCATTCCCATCTACACAGGTGGAAGTGCTCACTCCTGCCCAAGTTAGACTGTCACAGTCACTAAAAGAAGCAGCAGGTGTTGCATACTACTCTGGTGTTAACAGTGATGGTGAGTTGTTTGTTGGTAACCAGGTGATTAACCCTGTTACAGGTCAGATCACTAACGAAGATATTGCACAACTTAACGTGTTGGGTGAAGAAGGCACAACTATTGAGACATTCTCTGAGTTGGTGCTGACTGATAAACTGACTGTTATTGGTGGTGCATCTAACCAGTTGGAATCTGTATTCTCTGGTCCTGTCACTTTCCAGAAGAAATTGACATCACAGGATACAATTCAAACTGTCAACTTTACACTGTCTAATGATGATGGCACGGTGTTGAGAAACATCTTGATGGCAGAAGAATTGGCAAATGGTAATCCTGACGTTGATGCTACTGAAGCATACAACTCTGGTGACATCTGCTATAACATTGACTGGACTCCTGGTACATTCTTGGGTTGGATTTACGACTCAGGCACATGGTATAAGTGGGGTCTAAGTGACACTGCTCCTATCACCTCAAATAGATTTAGTGGTGAAACTCATTATGGTATTGGCATTGCACCTGACGCTGCCAATCGTATGAAGATTGCTGGTAACGTGATGGTTAGCGGCGATATTGATGTTACTGGTAAATATGGGTGTGCTGATAAATACTCATTGGCGACTGGTATTGGTAATGGAAACAATGGTGTGATGTATACAGGCAATGGATCAACTACATCCTTTGCTATCTCACCTGGTCATAATGCATATTCGTTACTTGTATTCTTGAATGGTGTTTGCCAACGTCCTGGGACTGACTACACAGTTACTGCTAACGCTGTAGACTTCTCGGTTGGCACTATTCCTCAAACTGGAGACAACATTCAAATCCGTGAATTGGTTATCTAAAAATAAATAGTTAAACTAATCGGGGTCTAGAATGTCCACCAAAATTATAGGAAATCAGATTGATCAGGTTACCCGTGCTATTATTGAAGCACTGCAGGTAACCGAGCAGATCAACCTGCCTTCTCTAAACCAATCCCAAGTTAATGCTCTAGGCACACCTGCTTACGGTACTTTGGTGTATAACAACACCGAAGACATGGCACAAATCTATAAGCAGGATGCTGCTCAAGGTGTGCCAGGATGGGATGATGTGGGTGGTGGTGGTCCTTCACTTGGTGAAGACTCTATCATCAGGACAAACGGAAAGAATATCCAAGAGAATATAACTGTTGGTGCAACTGCTAACGGTGGTCCTGAATTTGCCAACGGTGCCACGATTGGACCTGTGCAAATTGATAATGGTTTCACAGTTACTGTTGAGAATGGTGCTTCATGGAACATCATTGGTGAGGAAGACTCCAGCACTGCTGAATTCCAAGAGATTACATCTGGTAATATCACTAGCACAGGGACTCTACATTTTTCTGAAACTAAAGAGAGTATAACTTTCTATAACACTAGCGGTAATATCACTCACGATTTTAATAACAATAACGTCATCTTTGTAGAAAAAAGTGGTGGTGGTAATTTCACCCTAAGTATTAACAATATGCCCACAGACAACGCGGCATATACAATCACTGTTGTTATTAACGATGCTGGTGGCACAGGTGTCCCAACAACAGTTAATGTTGATGGTCAACAGCAAACAATTAAGTGGGCAGGCGGTAGTGCTCCTGGTCACAGTGGTGGTGCTGTTTGTGTCGTATCTTTGTCATTTATTGCATTCAACACTGGCACAACAGGTCAGTTTACAGTATTAGGAAGTGGAGGAAACTACGAGACATGAGTATTGGATTTAGTGGTAGTAAATCTGCACTTGGTGCAACTATTGGCACCAAAGGTGGTGGTGGAGCTGGCGGTGGAGCTGGCGGCGGTGGTATCCCTGTATCATTCTCTGGTCAGTATCAGGCAGATGCATCTGGTGGATCTACGATTACAATCAATGCTGAGTCAAATGGTGGCACAGGATATGATGACATTACAATGACTGTCAATGCACCTATCACTGCCACAATGTATATGTGGGGAGCAGGTGGTGGCGGCACTAAAAGATCTGGTGGTCAGACAGGTGGAGGTGGTGGATATTCCACTGGACAATATACTTTCCAACCTGGCACATATAGGGTTATGGTAGGTGGAGCAGGTGAAGGTGGATCTCAGTCTCCTTCGCCCAATGATGCCTACAGAGGAAACAATACTGGCGGTGGTGACTCTGGTGCTAACACTGGAGGCAACGGCGACGGTGGTGGAGGCGGTGGTTTGACTGGTGTCTTCTCATCCTCATATTCATATAGTAATGCAATCATCATCGCTGGAGGCGGTGGTGGTGGATCAGGTGACACTGCTAACGGCGGTGGTGGCGGTGGGTCATCAGGCAATAATGCTGGTAACTGCTGCTCTCGTGGTGGCGGTGGTGGATCCCAGAATGGTGGTGGATCTGCTGGTAACGCTGGTGCTAACGGTAGCTCAGGTACTCAACTTAACGGTGGCAACGGTGGTAGCACTGGTGCTGGCGGAGGTGGAGGTTACTGGGGCGGTGGCGGCGGTGGTTCGTCAGGTCCTGGCGCTGGTGGCGGTGGATCAGGTTACATCGGTGGAGTCAGTGGTGGATCTATGTCTAATGGGTCTACTGGTGGTAACTCTGCTACAGGTAGTAACAGACCTAGCAGCAGTGTTGGACGCGGCGGTAACTCTGGCGGTCGTGGAGGCGGCGGAGCAATCGTTTTTGTATTCTCATAAATAAAACGTAGGAATTAAAGCAGCATGGCACAGCTAAATGTAAACGCTATTAAAGACTTAGGTGGTATCGGTGGATTCACCCTGTCTAGTGGTGGATTGACTGCTAACGGCACATTGACCGTTACTAACATCACAGTGGACGGCACTATCGCTGGATCGTCTCAATATATTATTCCTAACCCTTCTTCATATCAGGGTAAATTCTTGACCACTAACGGATCATCACTTCAATGGGGTGATTTGAGTAGTGCTGCTGGTGTTAGATCCATGCAAGTGTGGACTTCTAATGGTACTTGGAGCAGACCATCTGGTGTTAAAACCATTATGGTCACTGTGACAGGTGCAGGTGGTGGAGGTAGCGGACACTGCGAATCTGGTGGTGCTGGTGGCACTGCACAGAGGCAGATTGACGTGACCAATGTATCATCGGTCTCAGTCAGTGTAGGTAACCCAGGTGGAGGTACTAACTATTCTGGTTGTGGTGGCAGTGGAAACACTTCCTCCTTTGGATCCTATTGCAGTGCAGGTGGTGGACTCGGTGCCAACTGTAGTCAACAGCACGCAGGCGGATACGGTGGTAACGGATCTGGTGGATCCCTCAACATCTATGGAGGTGGAGGTAACGGACACGGGTCACACTACTCATATGGTAACCACACCGCAGGAGTGAGTTACTTCGGTGGGACACAACCATCTTCTCATGGTCAATCAAACTATTCTCACAGACACCAGTCTCATTGTGCATGGGGCGCTGGTGGTAATGGTGCTCAGCACGGTAACAGAGGTGCTAGAGGACGTGAGGGTGTAGTTGTTGTCCATGAATTCTACGGATAAATACTAAAAAAAGGACGATTATGTCACAGATTAGAGTATCATCTATTAAAGATCTTTCTGATACGTCTGGATTTCTCCTCTCGACAGGTAAAATCCATGCTATCGGGACGTTGACGGTCTCTAATATCGTCATCAACGGTAAGATCTCGGGTAATAGTGATTATATTATTCCTAACATGTCTGGTAACGCAGGCAAATACCTGAGAGCAGGTGCATCTGGTCTGGAATGGGCAAGCGCAGGTGGTGGATCTGGTATTAGATCTATGCAAGTGTGGACATCTAACGGCACTTGGACTAGACCTAGTAACTGTAAATCTATCATCGTGACTGTCACTGGAGCAGGTGGCGGTGGCAGTGGTCACTGTGAATCAGCAGGTGCAGGTGGCACCTCTGAGAGAGTTATTGATGTGACTAATGTGTCCTCAGTTTCTGTTACTGTTGGTAATCCTGGCGGTGGCACAAACTATGCAGGATGTGGTGGTAATGGTAACACCTCATCGTTTGGTAGTTATTGCTCTGCATCTGGTGGATATGGCGCTAATTGTCGTCAACAGCACGCAGGTGGCATCGGTGGTAATGGATCAGGTGGTAGTTTGAATGTATATGGTGGTGGTGGCAATGGTCACGGATCACACCATAGTTACGGTAACCACTCATCTGGTAGATCATATTATGGTGGTGGACAACCATCCTCCCACGGACAAAGCAACTATGCCCATAGACACCAATCTCATGCTGCATGGGGTGCTGGTGGAAACGGATCTCAGCACGGTAACAGAGGTGCTAGAGGACGTGAAGGTGTTGTCGTGGTACAGGAATTCTTCGGATAAATACTAAGTCAGGCATTACGAAATGAGCGTCTTAAAAGTTACTACAGTACAAGATCCCTCTGGTGTTGGTGGTTTTACTCTCAACAGCGGATCTATTACTGCAAATGGTGAATTGAAGGTCCAAAACCTCAATATCAACGGCAGCATTTCGGGGTCGTCTAACTATGTGATTCCATCATTCCAGAGTGGTAGATATCTCTCCACAGATGGCAGCAACCTGACATGGGCAGCAGTTTCTGCTACTGGTGGATTCAGATCCATGCAAGTATGGACATCTAATGGCACTTGGAATAGACCATCTGGTGTTGGATCAATTAAAGTCGTCGTAGTTGGTGCTGGCGGTGGTGGCAGTGGTTACACTGAATCTGCTGGTGCTGGTGGTTGCTCACAAAGAGTGATCGATGTAACTAACACAAGCAGTGTTTCTGTTACTGTTGGTAATCCAGGTGGTGGCACTAACTATTCTGGTTGCGGTGGTAACGGCAACTCATCAAGTTTTGGATCATTCTGCTCAGCATCGGGCGGATATGGTGCCAACTGTCGTCAACAACATGCTGGTGGAATTGGCGGCAACGGATCAGGTGGTAACCTGAATATCTATGGTGGCGGTGGAAACGGTCATGGATCTTATCACTCTTATGGTAACCATGAGTCAGGATCTTCCTATATGGGTGGATCACAACCATCATCACACAACCAGTCAAACTATTCTCATAGACACCAATCCCATGCTGCATGGGGCTCTGGAGGTAACGGATCAAGAAACTCTAACCGTGGAGCAAGAGGTCGAGAGGGTGTCGTTGTAGTTTACGAATACTACAGCTAATAAATAACAACGTAGAGGTTTTAATCTATCATGGCTAAATGGGCAATCTGTAACGCACAAACAGGTCAATTAAATGACATTTGTGACGAAGAAGATAAATTCGAGATCTTTGAAGGTCCCGATGCTGACTTGAAGTGGGTGCCAGTCCCTGATGACTGCACTTATGAGCACACAATGATCAACGGAGTGGTCGTCCACAGAGATGATCTTGAGGATCATAGAGAGCGTGCTACTGTAACTCGTGTCCTTGCTTACGGATCTATTGGTGAGCAACTTGACATGCAATTTGCAGATGCTGCTAATGGCACTACGACATGGAAAGACCATGTTGCTAATGTGAAGGCAACCACAACAGCACCTAGCAGTGTCCCTGAGTTTGTACCTAATCCTAAGCACACACAACTCGAAGGACGTAAAGCATGGGATCCATGGGTTGACAACTGGACGCCACCAGGATAAGATAGTCATCTAAAGACTTTATTATATGAAAATTTGTATTGTCGGGGGCGGATCGTCTGGTTGGATGACCGCCTCTACCCTTGTGAAGGCATTCCCTCATTGGGATATTACACTAATTGAATCTCCTAAAGTCCCAACAGTTGGTGTAGGAGAGTCTACAACTCAGTATTTCAGACAGTGGGTACATTTTCTAGGTCTTAAAGATAAAGACTGGATGCCTCATTGTGACGCAACATATAAGATTAGTGTAAGGTTTCATAACTTTCATAAGGTTGGTGATGATCCTTGGCAATATCCTTTTGGTCCAGTAAGACAAGACATTCCACCTGATGTGTGGTGGTATGCTCAACACAAACGTGGATGGAGTAATGCCCTGTTTGCTCAAGATACTAATCTTGCGGCATATTGTGCTGAGAGAAATTTACTACCTGTTGATCACGAGCACTTTGAGATTCCTAAACACAGTGGATTCCATTTTGATGCAGTTAAGTTTGCAAACTGGTTGAGAGATAACTATGCTATCCCTCGTGGTGTCAAACGTATTGAAAAGCATGTTAGTAGATCAATCATCATGGAAGATGATTATGATCTATTCTTTGATTGCACTGGATTCAAATCACTATTGAATGACAGTGAGTGGGTTGACTATAGTGAATTCCTACCTAATAACAGGGCATGGGTAACACGTCTCCCTTACATAAACAAAGAGCAGGAGTTAAAACCTGTCACTGATTGCACTGCATTGTCGTCAGGATGGGTGTGGAATGTGCCAACATGGGAAAGAATTGGCACAGGATATAATTTCTGTGATAAGTATATCTCTGTGGAGGATGCATTGCATGAGTTTGCATCTCACCTCAAAGTTGATACCAATGAGAAATTCAGACTGATAGAGTATAAGACAGGACGTAAGGAAAAGATCTGGAATGGTAGAGTTATTTCTATTGGTTTGAGTGCAGGATTCATCGAACCTCTAGAGTCAAATGGTCTGCTATCTACACATACATTCTTGACTCAATTCTGCCGAGTAATGGCAGGAAAGAATCATGTCACTCAGTTTATGAGAGATACATTCAATCATAATTGTCACTTCAATTTTGATGGGTTTGCATCTTTTGTTGCACTGCATTATGCGTTGACTCAACGTAATGATTCACCATATTGGAGAGCAGTTTCTAATATCAAATATCCATATCGTGATCTGTTTAAGTCTGCTCAGGTCAGTTACATGGAGCAGTCAGTACATTTCCCCACTAAGATGACATGGGAAAATGATTCTTTATGGTGTGTAATGGCAGGGCATGGATGGAATCCATTCAATGATATAATTGATTCCGAGATGGATTTCTTTGGTGGTGTGCCTGAAGATGCCTTCGCCAATACTTTTGAGGTCCAACCTTGGGAAGGTATAGATAGAATGACTACACCACTTAAGTATTATCAGAGGACATTGTATGCGAGTTGAGTCTATTGTTATTGTTGGTGGTGGTAGTAGTGGATGGATGACAGCAGCAATGTTGTCTAAAACATTCCCACACATGCAGATTGGTCTCATTGAAGATGAGCAGGGACCTATTGGTGTTGGTGAATCTACACTAGGACATTTCAACCG